ATTTCCCATATATATTTCTTATTTTGTCTGCCAGTATAGTGTATCTTAAAAAACGACCTTCGTTTTCTACGATGTTGGCACATTCAATGACAATTAATTGTGCAAGTTTTTCAATGGCTTGTTGATCATAATGATCCATTTCGTCCCAGCATCCACTGGCAGTTAATCCTGCTTTATATAGTAGATCTTCCATTTTTTCGTTCATAGACGACCTCCTATATTAGTTAATATCTGTAATGAATGCTAGTGCTTCTTTTATAGAGTCAAATTCAAAATCAAATTTTTGGAACTCGCTGACAATGTGAACTCTGCCGTCACCTAAGTCTGTAATAGCATAGTCCATGTGTTTATTAATCTCTCGGAGATACTCTATTGTATTCTTATCCATTATAATTTTTCCCCTGCTTCAAATCCACGGAAACGTAAAAATCTAGGAAATCTTAAACTGTACGTTCCGTCTTGGTTCTGTGTAATAGCATCTGCTCTTACTTCAACCACTGCTCCAAAAAGTGTATTACGATTAGTCCAATAGTCAGTGCGGTCATTATCAGTGAACCCGCTACCACAATTGACTTGAATAAACCTTCCTCCGTCGTCTCCTGAGCAGATGAGTGCGCCCAGTCGTCCTTCATTTCGTCCCGTTCCTTCTTCGACACCTTGTACCTCCAGACTTACTTCAATAAAAGGCTTTAGTTTTAACCAAGCATGACTTCGCTTGCATTCATAAGGAGCCATAGGATCCTTAATCATAATGCCTTCATAGCCGCCTTCGATAGCCAGTGCATTAATCTCTTTGTATTTACTCTGTCCCGCCTCAGAGTTCAGGTCTACAAGTTCTTGTCCCACCATTGTCATATTAGGCAATGAATCTTGATGATGAAGCATAAACTCTGTTAAATGATTACTACGGAATTCTTGCGTAGCATTCCATATACCTCGTTCAAAATGCACTAAAGGAATACAATCAAATAAATGTAGCACGGCGTCTTCTGCTTGAACATCACTTTTACGATGTACCTGTTTCATCAAGTCCTGAAAACTACTGCTCATAATCTCACCATCAAACACCCAAGGCTCTAACAATGTATCTGCAATAGATTTAAACTGTTCTGCTATATGAGGAAAGTTGACAAACTCTTTGCCATTGCGACTAAACATATTGACACGACCATCAGGGTGTACAATAGTGATAACACGAACACCATCAAGTTTAACTTCGATAAATCTCTTCCCAGTGACTTTGCTTTCATGGTTAGCACTATCGTGAGCAAGCTGACAACCAAAAACAGGAATAGCATAATTAGCATATTTCTTCTCCACTACTTTGTTAATTGTTTTTTCACTGGTACCACAGCGCAGGTCTTTGATAAGGATACGACGATACCAGTCATTCCATTGACTATTAGTGCAATTAGACATTAATTCGCTGATTGTATCTCGAGCAAGGTTACCAGTGATACTGCGATTAACAAATCCAGTGAGTATAAGTGTAAATGAATCCCAATCGACTCCAGGACCATCTTTGCCTGTTCGTTCGGGAACTTGTTTAATACCAAATGTGATTGTGCTGTCTAAGGCAAGACGACAGCCATGAAAAAATTCATCGTTGCCTGCCTCTGCTTGAGCAAGGATGATTTGTTCTTTGTTAGTGCGAAGATTATGGTCTTCTAAACTACTGATAACATAATAGCAAGGATCTGACATTTAGTCTCCAAAAAAAATCTCTATGCTATATTATAACAGCATAGAGATTGTATGTCAATTAATTAAAAACAGTACCTTTAAACTGCTCGTAATCGTAGAATGCAACTAAAGTGTTATCTTTGAAGTAAACTGTGATACCACCTAAATCTTCTCGGGCGTCCCAGTTTGTTTGTTCCAAAATAATATTTGTTGCACGTACCTCAAGCTCGTCCATAAGATCATCGCCTGTGTCATCGTAACTTTGCAGGGCTTCTGCCTCATAATCTAAAGTGTATACTTCTGTGTTATTAATTTGTGCGCTTTGTGCATTAGTTAAAGTAGGCATAGTAACTCCTTTGTTGAACAAGTATGTATTATAGCACAAAAGTGAATTTGTGTCAATTACTTTTTAGCTACGTTCCTAGCTGCCTCAAAAATACGCATGGCATCTTGCAAACGAAAGTTATCCTGACGATAATGCCAATCTTTTTTACGTTGGGCTGTATCTAATGCATCCATTAATGCATATTTGTCTTTTAAATTATTTGTTTGCATTAACATAGAAGACATATCTACAATGTCTAAAGCATATTCTACCCATTTATGGGTGCTATTAATTTTATCTTTTTTGAGAAAAACTAATTTGCTTGAACCCGTTTTTGCATACTTTTGTTTGTAATTTGCTACATTCATAAAATACTCGCTTGTGTGGTACAAGCAAGTATTATACTATATTATTGAATTTGTGTCAATTATTCGTAGTGATGTTCTTGTGTTAGTTCGTGTCGTCTTCGGTATAGTATTGTTAGTTCATCTTTAAGTTTAAGTTTTTCTTTTTTAAGTGTTTCTACTTGAAACTCATCCCAACTTGGATGGGAAATAAGCTGTTCAATCTGTCTTGCTAATTGAGTATGTCTGTTGTCCACAGTTCTAATATGATGTTCGAGTGAATCGATGTCCATTGCAGTCTCCTAAAAACTGTCATAGTTGACAATATATATTTAAGTGTGTATAATAGTTTTTACGCCTATCTGGCCGATAAGATTAAATAAAAATATGAGCGATACATTAATTTTGAACAGCGACGGTAGTCCACTATCCATGCTGCCGCCAAGTGTCGTTGATTGGACCATGGCTATTAAACTTGTTTTTCTAAACAAAGTATCTGTGATCAAAGAATACGATGACTGGGTAGTTCACAGTCAAAAACTAGCAATACCTGTGCCTAGTATCATAATGACCAAACGTTATGTAAGACCAAAACACAAAGTATTGTTTAACCGTAAAATGGTTTATCTACGTGACAACTATACTTGTCAGTACTGCGGAGATCAATTCCAAGCTAAAGATTTGACTCTAGATCATGTCACGCCTAAAAGCAAAGGCGGAAACAGTTCATGGAGTAATTTAGTTACTTGCTGTGGAACATGTAACTGGCTTAAAGGTGCCAAAGTAATTGAGCCTATGACTAAACCCAAAGAACCCAGCTATTGGCAAATGGTCAAAGTTGTTAAACAACATAATCCCTATCAAATGCGTGATCCTGCTTGGGCAGAATATTTAGGCTACGATAGCAAACTAGTAGCAACAGGATAACAAAAGGCACTATGTGCCTTTTTCATTGATTCATTATCTACATACATTATTTCATAATAAATACATGTATGAGAAAATTCAAAGGTTATAGTACTGTTGATAAAACATGGGGAAACTTCAAACTCTATGATATAGACCTCGCAAAGCGTGATTTGCTCAACGAGTTGTATACTCGCAAGGGCGAGCGTTTGATGAGTCCGCAGTTTGGTAGCATAGTATGGGACTTGCTATTTGATCCGTTGACAGATGAAATTATAGATGCAATCAGAGCAGATTGTCTGCGTATTGTAACTAAAGATCCTAGACTAGATTTATTAGATTTAGATGTAGTAGACAATGAGCATACCATCATAGTATCAATTATATTGAGATATGTTCCAACAGCCACAGAAACAGAATTAGTAGCGGTGTTTAACAGAAACTTGACCGCAGAACGAGAAATCGGATAAAAGGATAAACTATGCCAAAGGCAATTAGACAAGAAAACTTATACGGAGCAGAAGACTGGACAGTAGTATATTCCAGTTTTAAAAACGCAGAGTTCCGTAGTTATGACTTTGATACATTACGTCAATCAATGATTGATTATGTTCAATTTAATTATCCTGAAGAGTTCAATGACTACACACAGAACAGCGAGTTTATTGCTCTAGTTGACTTAGTAGCGTATGTAGGTCAGAACCTAGCATTCCGCATGGATTTGAATGCCAGAGAAAACATTTTAGACACAGCAGAAAAGCGTGAAAGTGTATTGCGTATTGCACGTATGCTTTCTTATAAACCAAAACGAGTTCGCCCTGCACAAGGTTTTATGAAGGTTGTAGCAGTTAATACTTCTGAACAAATTTTAGACAGCAGTGGTGTAAATTTATCTAATAAAACAATTATGTGGGGCGCAGATCCCAGCGAATTAGAATACGAACGTTTTACTAAAGTAATGAATGCTTCATTCAATTCTAATAATCAATTTGGTACTCCTGTAAAGCGTAGTACAAACACTAACACCGGTAACTTATTTGAAATATATAATTTTAATAATCTAGGTGCAGAGTTGTTAACAAATTATGCTATTAGCAGTAACGTTGACGGGTTAAATTTAAATTTTGATATATTGCCCATTGATATCAGCACAGATGGTACGCTAACACAATCCGAGCCCGACTTAGATAGTGCATTTAGTATTATGTATAGAAATGATGGCAAGGGCGTTGGCAGCACTAAAACAGGATTTTTCTTTTTAGCCAAACAAGGATCATTAGTTAGTACTGTACAGCAGATTTTCAGTCCTACAGCTAATTTAACTATAGACATTCCTAGTACAGGAAACATCAGCGAAGAAGATTTTTATGTTCAGTCGATAGATGACACTGGAGCAATATTAAAATCTTGGAAGAAAGTCAGTGACTTGAACTTTTCTAATATTGTATTAAATGAATACAGTGGCACTGAAAACGATTTGTATGAAGTTATCTACAGCGATGCTGACATTACAAGTATCAAGTTTGGCGACGGTTCATTTACAAATGTACCAACAGGACAAATAAAAGTTTGGTATCGTATTGCAGAAAATGATTTTGTTAGAATTAAAGCTGGAGAAATTACCAACGTTACATTTAATATTGGTTACACAAACGCAAATAATCAAAGTCAAACGTTAACACTGACATTAGAATTACAAGACAATATGATCACTGGATTGCCCAGTGAAACAGTTGATGAAATTAAACGTAATGCACCCGAAGCATTCTATAGTAAAAACAGAATGGTCACCGGCGATGACTACAACGGCTTTTTGCCAACACTAAACAACGATGTGTTGATTATGAAATCAGAAAACCGTACATTCAGCGGACATAGCCGTTACGTGGATTTAAGTGATCCTACTGGTAAGAGTCGCCCACTAATTGAATTTGGTGATGACGGTTACATGTATAAAAACGACTCTATTAAAAATACTTACATTGCAGATGATGCATCAAGACGTAGTGTTGATTTATTGGACGAGTACATAGAAAAACAATTAACAGATGTCGGACTTTTAAACTTCTATTATGGTAAATTAAACCTAGAAGGTATCACAGGTACTGCAAGTACAAAATATTTCCCCAGCGTTAAATTAGAAAAAACAATTTATTACGCAACTACTACCATTGATATCGATGCAACTACTACCATTTTAACTATTCCAGTTGCAAGTCTTAACACTCTCAATGCCTATGATAATTTTGATATAGATGGCGGTATGTTACAAATTGACAATGAATTGTTTACATACCGTGGAATTACTGGTAACACATTTACAGGAGTTCTAAGAGCACAACAAGGAACAGTTAAAGCCGCTCATGCAACAGGGTCTAGAGCATATAAAGTTCGCGACTATCGTTGGAGATATGCATATAATGATTTAACATCAAGCAATGGTTTTATTTCTGAGTCATTGGCAGCCACCGTTCCTATGAAGCTAGGATTTACAACAGGCGGCGAGCTTAGAGCAATGCGTCCCGGAGCATTGGTTAAATTTGAAAGTAGCACAGGTTCAACTAAATGGGTTACGATAACAGATATTCGAGGTGACGGACTTGGCATTGAAAATATAGATTATGTATATACTGGTTTACTGCCTAGTGGACACGGCCCTGTTGAAATTAATGCTTCATTAACTGCCACTGACAGAGTTGTAGAAATACTTCCTCCTTTTTCTAGAGTCTTTGATACAATGACACGTGAATTGATTATAGAAAAATTAAACGCAAAAGAAAATTTTGCTCTTAAGTTTGATAACATCACTCCAAAGTGGACAATCATTACAACAAATGTAGATAAAACCTCAGACTATGATTCTGTAAGTAACACAACAGGTTGGCTAATTAATCTTAGTAGAACCGGAGACGGATGGACTATTACTACTCGTCAATTAGATTATATGTTTGGCAGTGAAGAACTAATACGTTTTTATAATATTAATTTTGCCGCTTCATTTAATCCTAATTTCAAAGCAGTCAGCGATGACTATATTAGTTTAGTTACATTAGACAATGCAGGTAAACTGGCAGTACTTAAAAAATATCGTATCAGCGGATATTATGTCTATGATGACGGCTATACCGATAACAGTAAAGTAAAGATTACCCCATTAGATTTAAACAACGACTTTCTTCCTGATGATCCAGAACATTTCTTAAACATTGTTGGCACAAGTCAAATAGCATTGATAAACTATGAAGAAGGTGACTTTGCATATGATATTCCTGCTCCACTTACTACCAGTGAAACAATAGTAGATACTGTCAACGGGAAAATGAACTTGGCATTTAAATGGGAACACAATACCAGTATTGACCAAACATTGAATCCAAGTCTAACTAATATCATAGACGCATATGTATTAACCAAAACATACAATGATGAGTACGTCGCTTGGAAAAAGAAAAATGATGTTAGCATAGTTGCACCATTACCGCCTACCAGTGAAGAACTACGTGAAAACTTTAGTAACTTATCGGAATATAAAATGATGACCGACGAAGTTATCTTTCATCCGGTTAAGTTTAAACCTCTGTTTGGAACATTAGCAGATCCTGAATTCCAATCGCAATTTAAAGTTGTCAAGAGTTTAAAAACTAAAATCACTGACAGTGAAATTAAAAGTAAAGTTATTGCGGCCATAGATACATTCTTTACGCCGGGCAACTTTGGCTTTGGCGAAATATTTTATTTTACAGAATTGGCGGCGTACATACATACAGCACTAAAATCAGAGTTAAACAGCGTTGTCATAGTTCCATTGAGTGCAGAAGGCAGATTTGGAACTTTATTCCAAATACAACCAGATAGAAACGAAGTTGTGACCAGTGTCGCAGGAGTCAGCGATATTATTGTTATCAACGAAATTACAGACAGCAACATTAGGATCAGTAGATGAGCAAGCAAACTAAAAAGCCAGCAGAGATAACTGCAAAAAAGGTTAAGAATGTAAATCTTTTACCGCAGGTATTTGTCACGGAACCTAACAAAAAAATGTTAGATTCTAGTTTGGATTTAATGACTAGTAAAGGCCAGTTATCAAATTTCAAAGAAACTATTGGATTAAGAAGTGCAACAAATAAAGTCACCGATTTCTTTAAAGTAGAAGAAGACGAAGTTCGCCGTGAAAGTCAAGCTAACAACATGCTAGTCATGAGAGATTCTGCAGATACTTATTTAGGAAAAACCAGTTATCTAGACATTGAGAATTATTTTAGAGTAAAAGGCCTGGAATTAAATGATGGTATCCAACTTGATAAAGACATTAACATTTTAGACTTGCCAATTATTACAGACCGCTTAACAGATTATTATTTGTATTATTGGGTAGCTAATGATTTACCGGCGATGCGAATTCATTTAACCGAAGCAGTCGGTGGTGGAAACAAATTTTCTGTAGTCGACGATATACTAGGAAAACCAACTGTCACTATAATTTCTGATAGTTATTTAGACGGTGAACAAGTTATACCCAGTAAATCATTGACATTGCAAACCGGTATGGTCGTATATTTTACTGGATTTATTGATCCTGCATATATTACTACTGATGTTGATTTGCCTAAAACTTATTTTGTTAGCGGAGTAGGCGAGACAATTAGTTTATTACAAACTACTAACATTGATAAGAGAATTCCAAACAGCTATCTTAAAAAACGTCCTTGGGATAAAACTGATCCGTTTGTAGATGCTCCTTCAATAAAATGGGACAGTGAAGTTTGGGACGGTAGTCAGATTGTTACATCCGAGCCAGAATATATTACTATGGACAAGTACATTGCCAATGAAAATCATTGGGGTGTTATTGATCATTGGTATCATATTAATTTAATTAAAACCGTTGCTGATTTTTTAAATACATCAGTTAGTAATATTGTAACTGAAGCAAATAAAGCAAAACGTCCAATTATCACATTTAATAGATTTACAAAATTATACAATTGGCCAAATAATATTAAGACTACAGTTGCAACAATTCTAACAGGGTCAGTATCTG